CCGCCGAGCGGTCGTTGAGCCGGGAGGGTGCATATCCTCCAGAGTCCATGTAAGGAGCGGAAATACCGACAGAAGCCATTAGCCCCCCAGAGTCGCTTTCCCTACTGTGGCGTTACCGCTGGTCATTGGACTTTGCAGCATCGTGCTTGCCATGCCCCGGCGCTGTGTCAGTGCCTGAGCCTGCGCCAGAGCCGATGCCTGAGCAGCCTGCGCCGTCTGCTCGTTGGTTTGCGCCTGGGTAGGAGCAGTGGGCGCGGAAGGCTTGCTGACAGCCGCATAGATACCCTCGCCAACAGCCGCGGCGGCTGTAACGCTTGCGCCGATAATCAATGCCGTAGTTGCTGAAATGCTTCCAGCCATCGCTTACTCCCCTGTCACAACGATAATATCACCGCTCCCGTCGCGACGCGACATCAACTGGTCAGACTCAGCGAAAACCTCGTCCTCGGCTTCCTCGACCGTTCCAAGAGCGGTCGGGTAAATCATCGTCATCTCAACCGGCCCGTGAGTCCAAAAGAACTGTTTACGCCCCGCGCATCCGGGTATGACGTTGTAGCCGGTAAGTTCAACCCTCTGGTCGCCGATCAGCACTGAGCAGTTTCCATGAACGATTAGAACAGTTGCCAGCTTGATAAGGGAACCCATCATCTTTGTCCCCGGTTGGAGCCGGATGGTTCTAGCGTACATTCCGCCGTGGAATAGATGCTCTGTGGCGAGTTCGATTTGTGGACAAGAGAGAATGATTTTGTTGATTTCGTCTAGTTGAGCGATCATGGCTGGAGTGGGCGGTACGAGCGCAGCAGTGATTGTCTGGATTGCTGTGCTCATAGCCACCTCGTAAACATGGTATGGCTTTCCTTGCAACCGGGGCGGCGCGATAGAACCACCTCCAAGGGACTTCCTACCCTGGCCGTGTACAGCAGAGCCACACACCCTGTCACCGCCGATACCCTTTCGACGGTCGTCATCAATTCATTCGCCGCTCCAGTTGCTCTGTGAGACGGCAAAACGAATAGGCTTTCAATCGTCGCCGTGCGCTTGCCGTTGTGCGGCATAACTCCTGTGATTACAGAGACAAATCCTACGAGAATACCATCCGCATACGCGCCGAAGCAGTAAAGCGCCCCTGAATTCTCCAGCGCAGCGTATATATGGCGCTGCGGATTGTAGTCGGGCATCACGCAATCCTTCGCGTAGGCATCCAATAGTTCTGCAGAGTTGGGCGCGTCGAGGATTTCCGAGTAGCTGACTGGCCTTATCTCAAGCATTGGCACTCCGCAATCCGTAGCTCAGTGGGCTGTAGTCCGTTTCGTTTCTCGCCGCCAGAAATTGTGCGATCAAATCGTTTTTCTCGTTCGGCGGCGAGTAGACCGGCTGTTCGAGAGCGATATACCTCACCGTATCGGCAAAATCCTTGTACTCTTCGGCGGGTTTGTCGGTTCCCGCCTTCCACTGATAGTTGAATAAATCCTGAGTTGGCCCCCGTTCCCCGCGGCAACCCTCTTCGGCGAACATCAATGCCGGTATCTCCTTGCTCTTCACGGTGGAGTAGTGGTTTTGGAGGTATTCTTTCACCCGCTTGTGCCCCAAGGCAATGTCTCCGGCCTCGGAGTGCGAGAGCCGGATACGCCCGATTCCCGCCTTGTCGAGTTCATCTTCCCACGAGGTATCGTTGAGTTGCGTTCGCGCTCCGTACTTTGCGTCCAATACTACGAACGCCGGTTCCGAATAGTTGTGTTCTGCGCGTTTGACCTTCACCTGTCGCGCAATCTCCTCAACATTCCCGTTCGCCAATAGATACGCATAAACGTAGATTCGGTTCGCCGGTTTCCCGTTTATTGTAATGTCCTCCGGCGAGACTGCCGCAAACAGCCAGCGAGTCGGTCTAGCGTCGTGCGGGTCAACCGCCTCAATCCGCATCCAATCGGCGGGTATTTTGAAATCTTTGTAGAGATGCACCGCCCGGTCGAGCGTTTTGTAAACCAGCCCGCTCAGGTGGCCTTCCTTGCCGCCAATGTGCGCGTCATACTCCTCTGGATCGGTAAACAGCTTGGCATACTCTTCGATGCCTGCTCTTGGGATGAAGCCCATAATCTGTCCGCACTTTGGGCAATTGTTTACCGGGCGTTCTGCATGAGGGTCATCCATGTTGACCGGATCGTTTGCCGAGATGTACTCATCGCACTGCCGGCAATAATCCTGGCAGTTGTCCCAAGTCGTTCCGGTAAAAATTGCAATCTCTTGATCTTCCCCGCCTCCGTTAAACGCCTTCACGGAGAACATATCGTAGAAGTACGGTGCCCCATAGAGCGGGGTCATGGCGAACCAGGAGGGAGCGTTGGTCGTGACCTTGCCGCGCTCGGCAGCAATCAGCAGATCGTGCGGTGGCGGTTCATCCCAACCGTAGTGGTCGTAGTCGATTCCTAGAAACGTATCTGCCAACTGGTTATACGACCGAACATGGAGGGTGGAACCGCAGGCCCGTCCAACATAGTCGTACTTCAACGTGACCGACTTCAATGCCCCGGTCGTATCCCGCTTCCAGTCCGGGGCGCAATGCGCCGGGATGAGCATGGCAAGCTCCGGCTCGATCTTTGCCGACACCGACTGAGCCATCGTCTGACAGCCCATGAACCCTTGATTGGGAACTCGAATCGAAATCTTGTAGTCAGGGTCGTCCTGAGAAAGCCACGGCCTGAATCCCATCGCGTGAGCTATTGATTCGCAAACGGAAATTCTCGTTTTACCCACCTTCTCGCCAGGCTTAAGTATCCGCCGTCGAGGTGTGCGCCCGTACTTGTTCTTGATCCTGACGAACGGGTCTTGCACCCGGTTCATCCTCAGCATACCAAGGCGCATCAACTGGTTTGCGGTTGAGACGAGCTTATCTGGCTCAATCTTCCCATCCGAACCGACAAGCCGCGCCAGCACGTCCGGCTGTTCGCGCTTCGCCATTACTCCTCCGGCGTGTACTGGAAGGAAATCACATCGGCATTCGTGCCGAGAGCGTACCACTGGTCCAGATTGATTGCGCCGCTGGTGAACGGCCCAATCGCCACCGATGGACCTGCCGTGGGAACAGGGATACCCTTGGTTGCCGACACCGAACTAGAATCACCCACGTAATAGATGTGACCCGCTGGAGCAAAGATCAACTGCATCGCCCGTATCGGGGTAGTAGCGCTTAAAACAGAAACAGCAGACCCGCTCATTGTAGCGTTTCCTAGTGGCATAAATCACCTCACTTGGAGTTTATCACCCCGGATATTGTCTACTACTGCAACAATCTCTTTTGCCGAACTCAGACTGTAACCAAGACCGCAATCTCCAATCGCTTCCTCAACAGCTTTGACCGCTCTATCCACTTCCGGCTCCGGCGCGAGGTACATCCGGCGCTGCCACTCGATAGGAAGAAATGAACGCAAGGAGTCAGATTCTACTAGCGACTGCCCATTGAATACAGCTACCATCTCTTGTACTTGGTCACTTGTTGGCACCCTTGGGTTTTCCGACTGCCAGCGGATGAAGGCTTCGAGAGCTTCCTTAACAGATTTCTTTCTCGCTTCAAGACCTACCAGGTCAAATGGAATTGTGTCCTTGCTATAGTTCGGACCCTTATGCGTCACTTCGCAAATGTAACCGCACCATGCCGCCGTCCACCCTTCTTCCGGTACTACGTACTTCTTGTCGCTCATAGCTTACACTCCGCTCCGCTGGTGCAGTCCGTTCATTTCGCAATCGAATACCGCGTGTCAATCAGACTGCGGTACGAACCATCCGGCTGTTTCTCCCACTTTTCTTCGCTTTGCTCGAACCTCTTAATATCCGAGCTTACATAGAAAAAAGTTCCATCCGCGCAGAGAACTTCAAAGAAGTGACCCAACTCAAAGCTGGAATGACCGCCACGATAAGTAGCCTTGACCACCGAACGGCCAAGAAGATCCTCTATGCGTTTCAACTTCTTCGGATTACTTATCCGCGACCTCGACATATTACACCCCCCTGGAATCAACACTAGACTTCTGTACCGTCCCACTCTTGCCGTACAGATCAACATCACTCAGTATCCACGCGATCACCCACGATCGGCTACGCTTTAGCCGCGCCGCCTCTGAATCCACTCGCTCAATAGTCTCGACTGGCAACCGAACCGTTACATGAACCGTTTTACTCATGAACACAGTGTAGCACAGTTGTGGGACAAGCGAACACTTTTTTACGGAAAATTTCATGGGCGGGATATGTACATTTCACCCCACCCCGGCATCAATGGGGGGCATGGGGGGTCGATGGGTCCTACTTATTGTCTATGTTGATGAAAATAAAATGGATACAAATTCTATCCATGTGTCCAGCGTATTGGACCACCCCCACTATGCTGATGCGCTGCTGATTGGGCGCTGATTGATGATGGCTGCTAGGTAAGGAGTCATACCGGCTTACAAGTCTATAAGGAATCAATCATATACTAGAGGCACGAGCCAATATACCCTCAAATGTACCCACTAGGATGCCCCAGGACGAGCCGCTGGCACATCGGTGAGGCTATCCTATGGCAGAATTGTCCACCGATTCGACGGTGATCGGACGCGGGCGATCTCGCATATCGCGCATATCACGCGCCGCCTGCCCGGCTTCCTTCCTCCGGTCCCGCCGGCCATCCGGCCGCCGCGGTGCAAACGTCATGCCCGTCCGTATCCTCACGCTCTCGATCGATTCCTTGCCGTAGAGCCAACGCGGATCTCCACAGCTAGGGCAGTTAAAGTCGATACGGCCATCTGCCGGCATGTAGAAACGGGTTTGACATAATTCGCACTGCCCAATCTGCGTAAGTTCCAGATAAATCATTAGTGGCGCCCGTAGAAGGTGTCTTCCAGCCGTTGAGCGAGTTCGTTGGTCAGCCACTCCTCAACTGAGACGTTATCGGCTTCAGCCGCGGATACCACGCCATCCCAGTAGCCTTCCCTCACGAGAACTGTAGTTCGGGTGTCGCCGTTGGAGAGCCGGGATGGCGGAATTGGCAGACGCAGCGGACTCAAAATCCGCCGACCGCAAGGTCGTGGGGGTTCGACCCCCCCCTCCCGGCACCAACAAAACAAAGAGTTTATAAAGAAAATGGCCACTCGAAAGCGAGTGGCCATTTTCGTCTGGTGCCTGTTTTGGTGCATGTTGTGTTATTCAGTGCCTGGGCGTGTTTGGCCCTATGGCAGAATTGTCCACCGATTCGACGGTGATCGGACGCGGGCGATCTCGCATATCGCGCATATCACGCGCCGCCTGCATGAGGTCGAGCAACACGGAAACATTGACCTGTGTGGCTAAACCGCGCACGAGCTGGGACTTGTCGAACGCGATACCAGCGACTGTAGCCAACTGCACAGCGGTGGCCATTTGTAGCTTTGCATCATCTATGGACATAACCGCTTTCATTGCTACAGCGTCCCAAATATCGCCTTTATGCTCTTTGTAATCCTGCAATTCATCGAGACGGGCATTGAATCTCGCCAGCACCCTATGTACATTGGAAGGATTGCATCCTACAGCTTTAGCGATCTGGCCTGCGCTTAGTTCTGGGTACTCTAGTTTTAGCGCAATGGCTCTATCGCCTGCTCCGGTGTTGGCTGTATTGATGCGCGTCTGTATGCCGGGCGCCATGCTGGTCAGTTTACCTCAATCGGCGGTTGATTGGCGAGAGAATAAACACTCGCGCATCCCCGGGGGATTTGTCCGTAGTCTAGCACACTCTGTCAAGTGTCGCTGAATATGGGCGACGAAAGTAGAATTTAACGAGTGGGATATTCGGGAAATCGCTTGCCTTATCTTTGAGTTTCCAGCGCACTTTCCCGCGTATTATCAAGTTTGGTTCCGGCTGTTCAGTTAGTTTTTTGCGCCAACCTTTCGGCGGAGGCCACGGAACTCCCCAGGTTGCGAGTTGCTTGCGCGTCCATCCGCCTGCCGGTGAGCGCCCCGCTTCGATCTGGGCATCTGTAAGCCTCATTCTTCCATCCTATCAGCACAATACGACAGCCGTGCTGCTCGAACACCGGCAGCACCGGCGCCTTTTCTTTATTTATTTTGCGTAATTGTGCGGAATTGTGTTGACAATGATTCGTAGATCGTCTAATTTGAATACATCAGCCGCTACCAGCGGCATGGAGAATGAAAATGAAGCACACCGCTGAAAACACTCCCGGCGCATCGGCATAAAGCCTATTGACCGTGAAGCGGCATTGAAGGCAGCAGAATTGAAGTAAACGCGCACTGGAGGCGCAAGCAAATGAGAGAAATCATCATCACAACACAAGCCGAATTCGATGCGCTTCCTGCGCGATTCAATGATTACACCCGCATCATCATCATGAACACAAAGACCCGCTTGATTGTCACGTTGGCGTGGGAGAACTCCAGCGTTGTGGCGTGGGAGAACTCCAGCGTTGAGGCGAGGGGGAACTCCAGCGTTGTGGCGTGGGAGAACTCCAGCGTTGTGGCGAGGGAGAACTCCAGCGTTGTGGCGTGGGGGAACTCCAGCGTTGTGGCGAGGGAGAACTCCAGCGTTGTGGCGAGGGAGAACTCCAGCGTTGAGGCGAGGGAGAACTCCAGCGTTGTGGCGAGGGGGAACTCCAGCGTTGTGGCGAGGGGGAACTCCAGCGTTGAGGCGAGGGGGAACTCCAGCGTTGTGGCGTGGGAGAACTCCAGCGTTGAGGCGTGGGAGAACTCTGTGGTACGTATTTTCTCCAATTGTCTCAAGAAGGTTGCGTTATACGGCTTTGCCGTGGCAATCGTGGCCGCTACTATCACCGTCAAGATAGAAAAGGAGTCAGAGCATTGCCATATCCAAGTGACAAAAGACCTGGGATGGTTTGAGCGTAATGCGGTTGAACAGACCCCTATCGTCTCGCTCTATAAGAGAGTATCTAAAGACTTCAAGACGCAAGAGGGTACCGAGAACGAAACCACTTGGACGATTGGAACCACTCTGACCATTCCGGAGTGGAATCCTGTTAAAGAGTGTGGCACGGGTAAGTTTCATGCTTGCTCTCGCCCTTACTTCTGTGATGAATTCCGTAACACGGCAGGAGATCGTTACATCGCTGTCTCAATCAAGCTCGAAGACCTTTACGAGTGGAAGGATAATCCAGAATACCCGCACAAGATCGCATTTAAGGAGGGCACTGTACTTTACGAATGCGATAGGTTTGGGAAGGCTATCAATACGAAAGGCACACAATGACCACTGAAATTGACCTAATGACCGTGAAGCAGGTCGCAGAAAAGCTCCACTGCTGCACAAAAACCGTCCGCCGGCTGTTCCGCATGGGCAAGCTCACCGGGCCAGCGCCGTTTCACCCTGGGCCTAATGCGAAAATCCGCATCTATGCCAACAGCGTGGGCGCCCTCGCCGCGTCTGCGCAGCCTCACAGTGCCCTTGATTGCGATTAGGCATGAGTTATGAGTTGGCCGATGCACATGTGGAAGATATGCTGGCCGAAGTGTGGAAGTTGACCCGCGTAACCTTTACGGGTGCCGCGATATTACTCAAAAACAAAGCTGCTTATCGCTTAACAGATTTTGTGCTGATCTAAATGGAGGTAAACGATATGACCGCTGACACGATCAATGCGATTCACTACTCCATTACCGGCAGCATGATCGCCTTTGCGCTACTGGCAATGTGGGCCAGCCGTCGCATTGGCAAGATGAACGATCTGCCGCCGCGTGTCAGGCGCCCAGGGCCGCGCAAGCGTTGAGAGCGTCACACGCGCCTATTGAACCCACCGCTGCCAAGCTCACACATTTCGTCGGTAATGCCACATGCCTCCAGAGTTTTCACAGGCACGAACCGGCTGCGGTAGTTGTGCATCACCCACGCCTTCACGCACCTGCTGCGCTCCGCCTGTTCCTCGGTCAACCCCAGCGATTCCAGCAGCGTCTCCCACGCCGGGGGCATAATGGGCATGGGTTCAGGAACGCGCCCACGCCGGGCAGCGGCTAAACGCCAGCCATTTGATTCAATCTTACCCATCATTTGCTCGCCCCTAGGAGAATCCTTCGCGCCGCATCAGATCGGCACATATCCAGCTGGTCCATGACCTTGATCGTCAGTAATCGCCTTGCATTAGTTAGAGTGATTTTATACCGCTTTATGTACGCTTCACGGCGCGGATTCGGCTTGCGCCCTCGCTTGCGTAGAATGTTCATCTTCCCTCCCTCAAGCAATCGCGCTTGCGGGTGATGGGCGCGGGTGCGTCCAGGTCCATGCTGGCCAGCCGCGCCATTGTGTTGCGGTGGATACCTAGCTCTATCGCTGCCGCACACTGGTTCCCCCTGTGACGCAGCAGTGCAGCGTAGAGGTACTTATGCTTAAATTGCAGCACAGCGCGGTCGTAGGGGGTGTTCTCAGTCAAGATGGTCATTTCCTCACTCCATTTGCAATAGAAATCAGCAGGTCGCGGAATTGCGGCGGCGTACCTATCCTGATCGCACTGTCTTTTCCGCCACCCTTGCCACCAACCTCTCCGAGACGCTGGGCGCGCTTAAATCCCATGCGCTCAACAATGGCAGGATCGAATTTAGCTTCGCTTTCTCCCCAGAGAAGACTTGGAAGGTCAACCTGGTTATTGCGCATGACATAGAGGGCTGCAATCATTTGCTCATCAGGCGGTATTCGACCGCGTTAGAACCCTTCCCGCGTGGGCGTGTTTCGTGCGGGTAGCCCTGCGCGGATAGCTCACGCAGACGCGCAGAGATTGTTGCGTCACTGACTATCCTGTCGAAATAGATGCGGCAGAAATGGGCTAAGTGCTCAAGCCTCCACCAGCCTCCAGGTTCCATTGCCATTAGAACCATCTCTCGAATCGAGAGTGGTTTAGGCGGCTTATCCTTTCCTGTTTTAGTTCCCACTTGCGCCCTCCTTTTTCCACGGATGTTGACTGCGGTACTCCGCTGGCATCGAGAGCCACATTGCGTAGCCCTCCTCCTCTTGCTGCTTATTGAACGTATCTTGGCGCTCCCGGCGTTCGGGGGTGTCGATGCCTACCTGCGGCGGCTTGCTATCCCGATCTAGCGGCCATACGGCCCGCCAGCCATTCGTGATGCTACGGTTCAAAACAATATCCGGGTCGTCTCCCAACTCTTTGAAACGCGCCAGGGAGTTCACGATGTTCTGCCGCGCTCGATCTGTCAGCGGGTGGCGTTCCTTGCGGCGCATCTCCTCAAAGCCGTCCCAGGTATCCGTATCAATCCAATCAGGCAACTGGAAAGAATCTTTACCCTCTAAATGCACAGGAACATCTACAGGGACAGGGACAGGGACAGGGACAACAGTTGTTTGTGTGTCGGCTGACCGTGACGGTCCGCTAAGCTCACCGTTACGGTGACCGTGCGGTGACCGAACCTCATTGGTACGGTCGGCGCTCGCTCGGCGTAAATCGAACACCCTCTTTGCCTCTTTCCATTCTTGGAAGCAAACGGCATTTTGGAGCCTTTCGACGGTGACCGTGCTATTATCTAACGGTGACCGTACGGTGACCGTATCAAACTTTCGGAGGATGCGCAGACCGTGAATCGCCCAAAGTTCATCTCCTAATCCACTCCGCTCCGCAAGATCGAGGGGGTCAGTGGGGATTGTACAGTCATCCGTCTGCCAAGAGTCGGCCAACAGGTATAGGTAGCCTATCCGGGCGCATGGGTGCATCGCCTGGACAGCGGGAGAACCACGGAAAGCATCTATTCTAAACGGCATCCATTGCTGCCATTTTGCGACCATCTTTCCCCTTCCAAGTTGAGGCTGGTGGCGAATGCTTGGAACATCCGCCACCACTTGCGGCCTGGTGATCAGCCAAGCACCTGTATGTCTACGGCGAGCGCAGCAGACACTCTCAGTTTACTACTCCCGCGCCGCAAGTCAAGGGCGCCTTACCGGGCGCGAAAGTTAAACCAGTCCCGCAAAATCCTCGTCGCGCAACATGCCTAAGAGTGCGGCTGGTAGGCAGAGTTCGCCCAGGCGCTCAATCTTTGCGTCCATCTCGGCTAGAAATTGCCTCCGCATCCCACTCAAGGCGCGGGGGATTGAATAGCTGATAGCGTTTGGTTAAGCGCGGGTCAAAACTGGCAAACTCGCACCACTTCCTGCCAAAGACGGCCACCTGCGCGTACATCTGCGGACGGTGTTCATCCGGCACCACGCCGCCCTCAATCCAGCGGATATGCGTAGATGTTTCGGGGCACTTTATCTCAATCTGCCCATCGTCGCAAATCAACCCATCAGGTGAAGCGCCGAAGCGTTCAATATCTGGATGGATGCCGAAGCCGATGCGATCTACCATAACCTCGCGGCGCTCCTCGAAGGCTCTCCGTGCCTCGTCCTCGTGGTCATTCCCCCAGCGCATTGCGGGGCTTACATAGCCGTCCTGGTCAATTAAGCCAGTCAGAACTTCGGCAATCTTTTTCCCCATATAGGCGTTACGCTTGGCTGACGGTCCTTTGTTGCCAGTTTTGAGGAAGTCCATCACATCGCCCATGTAGGAAGCGGTGACGCGGCCAATGTGAAGCTCAAACCATTCATCGCTGCGCTGGGCGCAATTAAAGGTTTTCATTTCAATTCCGCCTTCCGCTTATTCGCCGCCGCTTCAAATGCTGCTTTTTCAGTGTCGGTCTTTGCGGCCTTGAGCGCCCGGATATATGCGGCGGTCACATCGCCAATCGTATGTCCGTTCTCGATAGCATCCATTAGTGGGGCGTAGACGTTTACTGTCAACCCTGCCGCCGCATTGCCATCATCGTCAGTATCCTTAAAGTGAAGGTTGAACATCATGGTTTTCAGATAGCGTTTGCCGTAAGTGATTGCGCTTCCCGTTGCGTGTGTGCGGGACATTACACCGCCTCCCTTTGCGCCTTTTCCGTCTGCCGGCATATCGAGTGGGTAACGCTTCGAGTACGCGCCCAAACTGAGAATACCGACAACTCGCATCATCTCCGGCTGCGGGTGCGACTCAGGCTCAAAGTTGAGAGACATTCTTTCCTCAAAAAGCAGCGAATCAAGCACCTTATCAATATCTTCCTCTTTGGCGAACTTGCTTTTTGTGTCTGGATTCCAGCCGCGTTCTTCGCCGCGCTCCGCAAGTAGCACCCCGGCCAGATCGAAGCAGCGGGAATCGCGGGCCGTGGGGCGCGGTTTGGTTAGTGCACCGTAGATTAAATCCGCTATCTGGACTGCCTGCTTGTTCATCATTTCGAGTTCTGGTTCCATGTCGCTTTCCTCCGCTGCAAGAACGATAAACGCGCCGGGAAAGATTGTCAAACGACTTCACTTGACAAGTTGAACTTATATTGCAAGAATTATCCCATGAGATTGATAGCCGAACCCGAATTGAGACGTAAACTATCAAGAATACTTGCAGATAGGACGCAAATCGCTATCGGTAAAGCGGCTGGCGTTAGTGCCTCGGTGATGTCGATGGCAGTACATGGTGGCCCTATAACGGGGAAACTATTGGCATACCTGGGCTATGAAAAGGTGCGAGAGAAGCTGTATCGCAAAACAGCGGCATGACCGCAAAGGAGGAATCATGTTGACAAAAAAGCAGCAGGAAAAAGTGGACAAGATACAGGAAACGGCTGGATTTCAGAACGCCCCCTATGCCATTTATGAAGCAGGGCTGACTGAGGGAGCAGCGCATGAGTGCAGGGAGACTACGCCGTTTCCAGCAGAGACTCCCGTGACTCCCGCGCCCGTGCAGGATGATGAGTTGATAGAGATTGCAGATAGGGCATATAACAGTGAAAACGGTTCTAGTCCAAGTTTTCATTACTGCGATCTTCGCGCCGCCATCGCAGCCGGGCGCCCGCAGATCGAGGCCGAGCGGGATAAGCAGTGGGAGAAGGAGATACGGGCAGAATTAGTCCATTGGACCGAGCCAGGGCTTACTGCCGCCATTGGGTGTATGTTTTCCCGTCTCACTCCACCGCAGGAGCCGACACTAGAGGAACGCCTGCACCGCATAGTGTCCGCTGAGGGTGTCAACGTGGAAAATAAAGTGGCCGAGATAATACATGAGATTACTCCAGCGCCGGAGCCGGCAGAGCGGGTTAAGGTGGAACCATTTCCGAGCAAGATCAGCGGGGATGATTTTGTTGTGGTGCGAGACGGCAAATCAATTCTAGCGGTAAACAAACGTGAGTGGTGCGAAGGATATGCTGCACGGGTTCGCACAGAACTCGCCGCCGAGCGGAAGGAGGCAGGCAATGAGTGAGCAGATACCGATATTAGTGACAGACCGGCTGTATGAGAGAGATGCACTTCACGAAAAACTCGTTATTGAGTATGAGGTAGTTAAACTCACTGACCACCGCGCCGCCGTGGAGAAACTGGAGGCGCTGTTGAGGGAGTGGCGTAGAGTTGAAAGAATGGTGCAATAACAGTGACAGGGCAGCGGAGGAGGTCTAATGGCGAAAATATTGAGTATGGCAACTGAGAGCGAAGCGCCACAGGTGAGGACGATCCCCACCTTCTTGCAGCGAGAAGAAACAGCGGCCCAGATCGTAGCGCTAATGCAGTCACGCTTTGATCGACCTGGGCCGGATGAAATGAGGCAAATCCTAGAGGCTGTAGATCAGCAGATCACTGCCCTACAGCTTCAGCTTTCTGCTCTTTCTTGAGTAGGTATCCCAAGATTTCATGCACCACTTTCATTCCAGCTTCTCCGGGCCAATGAAAGGTGACGTTATTGTTGTAGGCTTTTCCTTGATTTGCAACGATTTGGAATTGTTGGGGATTGAAGGTGAACGTGCCTTCGTTATTCGCCTTAAACTCCCAAATCCTCACCATTTCTTGGTCAGTGATTCCATTCACGGTGATGCTACCACTCGGATTGATCATTTCGATTATCCTTTGAGGTGTGAGCCTCAGTTGTACTACAATGGAAAGGCGGAGAGAGGGGACTCGAACCCGTAGCGCTATCACGCTACCCGTCGGAGCTTATAAGGCCCCTGCTAGACCATCCAGCGGCATCTCTCCAGGTCGAACGCTGACCCCATCCGAACCTGATTCGCGTCCCGCCAAGGATTTCAGCGAATCAGGTTCTTTGCGTTATGGCGCTTCCGCCGCCAATATGCGGCATGTAGTTGAAGGAATCAAGCGCATCGCCTCCCGCGCCGCAGCAACCACGCAGAAAGGGGAATGAGGATGGCAGAGCGCATCAAAATACCACGCGCAAAGAGTCCCGGTGAGGAGGCTTTTGCGCTGCATTGCAGGGCTGAGAATCTTAACCCGGAGCGCGAGTACCGCTTCCACCCTGTGCGCAAGTGGAAATTTGATTACTGCTTTCCGTGGATTAAGCTGGCCGTCGAGATTGAGGGCGGTTCTGGAATCTACGGACGGCATCAGCGCCCCGGCGGATTTAAGGCAGATTGCGAGAAGTACAATGCTGCGGCCCTGATGGGCTGGCGGGTTCTCAGGTACTCGACGGACATGGTTTTACGGGGAGATGCCATAACGGACGTGCTGGAAGCCCTAAAGTAGCCGCAATCATGCCACAGGGCAAGCCGGGGGCACGAAACAGCATCACAGCGACGGCGCCTGAGCCAAGAGGTATTAGACTTTACACCCCCTGTCTCTAATTGACCATCCTTCCCCCCGCCGCCCGTAGCATGATTGCGGCTGAGGTGCATTATGCCGTTCCTATTCCAAGTGATTGTCGTTCTAGTGGTTGCTGGTCTGCTTTATTGGATAGTGACCCTTATTCCGCTTCCCCCGCCGTTCCCGCAGATAATCCGCGTGGTCGTGATCGTAGCGGTGGTGCTGTATCTTTTGTCTGTGCTGCTGCCGTTCGCTGGCATGGGTGGGGGATTCCACACGCTCGGACCGTGCCGCTAAACAGAAAAGCCCCCGCTGCTCACGGAGGCTATCTGCGCTCTGGCGCTCTGCAATGTCCTCCTTTCCTTATGGAGTATTGAACAAAGCTACCTCTGCCGCCCGACGCGCTACCAGGCCGGGGTTAACGCTGCCTCCCGCATAGACCCATCGGGGTATCTGCTCAGTTACTAGTGGCCAGCCGTGAGCAAGCATCTGGCGCACAGCCCCGCACCCGGCGTTGTATGCGAAGTCGCACAGCGCATCAAACTGGTTCTGCGTACAGCTATCAGGGATAAGCTCGTTCAGCGTACCCTCGACGGCCAATACGTCCTGATTAAGCAAACCATCGGCCTGCGCTTCCGTAATGCCGTTGGAGAACTCGCCGGATGCGCTCTCGGTGGGCGTAAGGTCGTGGCCGAAGCCTATAGCCTGATGCCCCACGTCGCCATATAGCGTGAGGCGTAATCCTTCGTTCTTCTGAATAAATTGGATTCCTGCTACCGAAATTTGCATCTTATTCTCCCTCGCGCCCATGACGGTGCGCGGCTATGCGATTGCTTCACTCCTCCATATGGTGATTCCAGTAAATGCTATCCACGATAGTCTGCTGCTCTGGCGTAAAATGGCGATTTTCTGGATTATCCGCGATGTGGTCCGCTTCCTCGTCTGTATACGCTGTGCCGCAGTTGACACATGGAACGTGCTGCTTCCACCAGTCCGATGTGTGAGAGCAAAAGCCTTTTCCATGAGGACATACATCCTCTTCGGCATCGTCAAGGTCACACTCCCAATAGGGATCAGAGTAGCCGCCGCAGGGTAGATCAGTTTCCGTCATTTGCATTACCATCTGCGTTCCTCCTACTGCGTTTTCACATTCAGCGGTTTGCCAGCCGCCCGTTCCCACCCGTTCACGTCCGAGCCCAGGCCGAGTCCTGTCTTGATTACCGGCCACACGTAGCGCCCAAACTTGCACTTGCGCGTCTTGCAGGGGTCGGGATTCAGAAACGGATGGCTCCAAACATGAGCGTCTGCTGCAATCGCATCTCCGGTCACTATGCCAGCGTCCAGGTGCGCGGCGATAGACGGGATGGTTTTCTGAATCATGTCGCCCTTGATGTAGGCGTTGATATTGCCCTCAGCCTCCGTAGCGCCCACTAGGACCGGCCGGAAGGCGGTGATGGTCTCGTTGGCCGTCTGGAGGGTCGTTGTGGCTGCTGTGAGCGTCCCAGTGGCGGCGCTGGCCGTTCCGTCGATGCCTGAAAGTGTGGTATCGGCGTGTTGGGCCACACCGGATAGCTCCCGGTCAAGGTGGGCAGCATATCCGTCAAAAGTGCTGAGTTGCCGTTGCTCATGGATTAGCACCTGATTCGTTGCGTCGATGGTCAGCCGCCCTTGTAGGATTGTATCGTCCAGCATGGAGAGCGTGCCCGACTTCGGCGTGTTGATGGTCTTGAGCGCCTGTGCTGCGCCGTCGAGTACCGCGCCTGAATGGTTCGCCGCCGCCGTAAGCGCGTCCGCCGTAATGCTCAGCCGCCAGCACAGGACTCCTACGCTGAGCGCCAAGGTGCCGGCGAAGGCGACGAAGAGCCAGGATTGGGTGCGGGTCATGGGTTAATACCGTTTACGCGTAAAGTACTGCCAGCCTTTCCCAATCACCAGCAGGATAATTAGAACTGGAATTACGACAGTGCGAATCATACTCTCTCGAATCGGCAGGGCACCCTTGCGAGTGCCCCACCGTTGTATGCGCGGCAGGGCAGGGGCGTAATCGCATTAGCCCCAAATATGCACCCTGCCCCGATCTGCGATGATCGACAGCGATTAAACTGCCGCACAATTGCGCGGGCCGGATTGGATACCGACTGTGCTGGCCTGTCAGGTTTCCCCCGATGATCGTTACCCCGTATTCCCTACGGCGATGTTCGGATACCAACCCCGATTACAGCCGGGGTAGCTCTTGCAGGGTTCGATTCCAGCCACTACCTGCGTTAGCGTGAGAATCCACGCCGCCGCGCAAACTTTGCCGAGATTATCCTAGGCTCCCGGCTGGCCTTTTGCGCGGACCCGGCCTATGAGACCGACTCTTACGCTGCATTTTGTCTTTCGACACTGCATACGCGTGGCCCGCGCAAACTCGTTAGGCCGTTGCTGCCGGAGCGCCATTCGTGCCGGTGATGGCCGTAGCAGCCGCCTTCGATGCAGCGATCTGCGCTTCGAGCGCCGCAAACCACGCCTTCGCATCGGCCACGATAGCATCTGCAACCAGTACAACCGTCTGCCCTGAGCCGCCCGGTAGCGCCGACTGAGCCGTTGCCACGATCTGCTGGAAGTCCGCGTCGGTGAAGTCCAGCGTCTTGTTGAGTGCGCCGGTCAGTTCCACGCCCAGATTGAGCGCCGATGCCAGTTCCGGCCCGATGCCAGGTACGAGCGTAGCCACGCTTGCGCCCTCGGTAAGCAGTTTCTCGATTGTGGGCGCGTCGGCATCAACTGCCTTCGTCGCCTTGTCCAGACCGCCGAGAACGTCGGCGATCACGATACCACCCCAATGCTTGATCTTTGCGAATAGATTTCCCATGTTGATGTTGCTCCTTTCGAGCGGGTTGCGTAAAGCCTGTTATCGACATTCGCCAAAGCGTAAAGCGAGAGCCGGTTTAGATTACTGCTTAATTGAAGTATCGGCAGCGTCTACCTGCTTCGCTGTCGGTGTTCCTGGCCCAGCCTTGATGTCCCGCGCAGTTGCCAGCGTCCCGGCGGGGCTGCTGGAGTGGGTGTACTTCGCAATAATCACAGCCAGCGCGATACCCTGTGCCGCAGCCGCCGGATGCTGGGCGAGTATCCCCACAAGAAACTGCTGGACCTGCGTATCGGATGCGACGATTCCAGCGGTGGTCACGGCAAGAGCCGCTACCGTATGGGCCGTGATCGACTTGGATTTAAGCCACGCTACTAGATTCATGGTTTCCCTTTCGTGTATCTCTCTCCATTTTCAAGAATACAGTCGCCATTGTCCCATGCGACAACGATGTTCCCGTAAGCGGAAATGATAGCAG